ATTCAAATACTTCAGTCTCTCCCTTGTGATCTACTTCCAGCGTTCCTTCACTAATGATCGTATGAAATGATTTAGCCATTTTCTTTCTCCTTTTATCTGGGCTCTCTTGCCCGTTTGCGGAAAATTCCGCCGTTCGTTACAAAATAACGTTGCAAGCCTCGTGCCACAACGGCAAACTTTTATCAATCTTTCTGCATACCGTTGCCAGTCGGGCTTCTCAACCTACCTCATCCAAACCACCGACCTTCCTGCCATACCCAGCCCCTCTTCCCTGTTCACAATTATAAACTCGACTTTTCTGCCCGTTTTGCTCACCTACCCGCCTGGCCCCCCACCCCCCGCTATAATAAGGAAAAAAACTCATATATACCGTGGGTTACATAATGAGGCGCATTTTATCAATGCTGTCATTTGCCTCCAAAGAATAGTTATATAGCCCCCCAACCAAGTATCAATGCCGTCAAATGACGACAAACAGCTCGGGTCGGGCGATCATTAAAGCCAGCCAGCGATCATTAAAGCCAGCGCAAATGATTGTCGGCATCCGGTGGCGAACAGAACGAATGGTCGGCGAAGTCAAACTGGTTCAAGGTTGCCAGCTCGGCTCGCCTCACGCGCGCGCGTTCCTTATGTATGACAACCAGGCATTAGCCGGGCCTCCAAAAGTCGTTGTTTGTTTCCGATTGTTTCCCTTGACCGTTGGCAGTCTTCATGTTAATCTGTACCATAACCTCCATTATCCTAACCCAAACAAGGCGGGCTAAATGTTAGAAGACTTGAAAATCAAACATAGAGAAGTCGCTCGATTGTCTTTCGAAGGCTTTAAAGCTGCTGACATATCAAGTCGGACTAGCGTAAGTTTAGCCACCGTCTACAAGATTCTGCGAGACCCACTTTCGAAAGGCTACATCCATGGGCTGGCAGATCGACAAGACAAAACAACACTCAATGTTCGTGAACGGCTAATGCAGCTAAATTCCAAAGCCCTGGATGCCTTTGATGATATCTTAGGCGCTGACTCAAAAGCTCCTTATTCTGTTATCGCAAATGTCAGCAAAGATGTCCTTGATCGAACTGGCAACAAAGCACCAGATAAAATCGACATCAACCATACTTTGCAAGGCAAATCTGACGAGGAAATCGATGCTCAAATAGCAGCACTCACGGATCAGATCAACAATACTTATAATGCCGATATGACCGCTGGCGACGAACCAGATGAAACTGATGAACTCGATGACATCCTGGTCGAAGAAGCAAAAATCAACCCAGTCACGGACTGTAAAGAATAATGCCAGCACCTGCTCCCAGCCGAGCCTCTCGCGAAGCCATGCTGCTACTTCTCCAAGAAAAGCAGCGTCGAATCGCTACCAATAAAATCGATCTTTTCTACCCCACCGAAGGCCCTCTTCGACGAGAACTCTACCCCAAACACACTGAGTTCTTTGCCATGGGAGCAACTTACCCTGAGCGCTGTGTAATGGCCGCGAACAGGATTGGCAAATCCGAGGGTATTGGCGCATATGAAACAACTATCCATGCTACGGGAATCTATCCAAGTTGGTGGGTTGGCAAACGATTTAATAAACCAATAACTTGTTGGGCGGCGGGGACTACGGGGACGACCGCCAGAGATATCGTACAATTCAAATTGCTCGGGCAGCCTGAGAGTAGGGGTACTGGAATGATCCCTGGTGACCTCATTGTTAAGACAACTCCCAAGGCTGGTGGCGTACCGAATGCAGTTGACACAATACTTGTTCGACACATCTCTGGTGGTCTTTCACGTATCAAGATAAAGTCCTACGCTGAGGGTCGGAAATCTTTCGAAGGAACCGAGCAAGACTTTATTTGGCTTGATGAAGAATGCCCGCTTGACGTCTACACTGAGTGCCTAACTCGAACCATGACAACAAACGGCCATATTGTTCTCACCTTTACTCCGCTGGCCGGCATAACTCAAACAGTTCTAATGTTCTTGCCGGGCGGAAACATTAAAGAATGGGCCGCGGGAAGTCGTTGCCTTATCATGGCGACCTGGGACGATGCACCACACATAACCAAGAAGCAAAAAGACAAACTGCTAAGAGGCCTGCCTCCGGCGCAAAGAGCTGCTCGATCTCGTGGCATCCCATCCATGGGTTCCGGGGTCATTTATCCGGTTCTCGAAGAAGACATCGTTTGCGCTCCTTTTGAACTTCCAAAACATTACCTTCACGCCTATGGGCTTGATGTCGGCTGGAATCGCACCGCAGCTCTATGGGCAGCAATTGATCCTGATACAAAAGTAACCTATATCTATTCCGACTACTATCGATCCCAGGCGGAACCAATCATTCATGTCTCCGCAATCAATGCTCGGGGCGATTGGATACCGGGCGTCATTGATCCAGCCAGCCGTGGTCGAGGTCAAGCAGACGGCAAGCAGCTATTCAAAGACTATCGAAAGCTTGGTCTCAACATCCGTAAGGCTGACAATGCAGTTGACGCTGGCCTGACTAAGGTTTGGAACCTACTCTCAACAGGCAAAATCAAGATCTTCTCAACTTGCCTCAACACACTTGCTGAATACCGGCTCTATCATCGTAACGAGAAAGGCGCAATCGTCAAGGAAAACGACCATCTCATGGATGCGCTTCGCTACCTTGTAATGTCCGGCCTGATCCGTGCTATTGTCAAACCGCCAATCCGCCCATTCAATGATCAACTCTTTACCTTAGTTAACTATGGTCCTCGTGACTCTGTCGTTGGACTTTAAAAGGAAACGCCATGTTAGGCACTAAAACAGATCATTCAGTCAACGAAATCGATCCTTATCTTGACTCTGAGGAAGCCACGGATAATTCCGCTGAGCTTACCTATAAGGATATAATCGAATCCATTTCCAGCCAACTTCTCAAGAAGCGTGATGCTGCTGTGGCTTTTCGTGCTGCCTCAGGTGTCGAACAGCGCTGGCGTGAAGATGAGTCAATGTTTGAAGGCACTCTCGATTCCAATCTGGGCAAAACTGATATGCTCAATTACGCTACTGGTACTGCTCCAGCTCGACTATCCAACCAGCCGGCACGTTCGATGATCGAGATCAATGTCGTTCGAAATAAGTGTGAAACTGCTGAAGGGCGATTCTCCGATATGATGCTACCATCTGATCGTAAGAATTGGGCTCTCAGAGTAACTCCAGTCCCACAAGTCTCCGCGGCTCTCAAAGACGAACAACAAGCCATGATCAAAGAAACTTCTCAGCCTCTTGTTGATCCTCAGGGACAGCCTGTCTCCATGGCTGATGTTGCCCGCAAAGAGTTCTCAAAAGCCACAGATGCTATGAACTTAATGGAAAAAGAGGTCGACGATCAGCTAACCGAATGCAACTTCAATTCCGAGTCTCGAAAGTTAATCAAAGCCTCTTCTCGACTTGGCTCCGGCATAATGAAAGGGCCTAACGTCATCAAGAGGGTTCATAAAACTTACAAGAAAAAAACTGATTCCAACGGAGCTTCTGCGCATGTACTTACTGCTATTGAAGATCACCGACCAGCCAGCGAAGCCGTTTCTTGTTGGAATCTTTACCCAGATCCTGACACCACTGAGGATGTCAAAAAAACCATGGGTTATATTTTCGAATCAGGTAATATCCGATCCAAGGAGATTTTTGATCTAATTGGAATTCCTGGTTATGACGAAAAACAAATCCACCTCGTGCTTGCTGAACCGCCTGTTATAACTGTAGTCGAGCCGGACAAATCAAACAAGAAACTAAAAACCCAGAAACGCACAGGCTCTACTGGAGATCTTTATGAAATCTGGTATTACTATGGCGATCTTGGTCGTGACGACTTAGAGGCTCTTGGCATCGATGTCTCCGTAACTCCTGAGGCTCTTATGCTTTCTGTTGCGGTGGTGTTCGTAAATGATCGACCAATCAAAGTAATGCTTAATCCTCTTGATTCCGGCGACCTACCATATGACTTTTTTCAATGGACTCAGATAACTGACTCACCTTGGGGGATAGGCCTACCTCGGATGATGTACTGGATCCAGCGGATGATCAACGGAGCTATGCGGGCCATGATGGATAATGCTGGCGACTCAAGTGGCGTCAATGTTGTCATGGGCGGCGGGCTTGAACCAGTAGATGGAAAGCTAGAGCTTACAGGTAAAAAACTATGGCGTTATATCGGCGATGATCCACAAGAGATTGATGTCCGGAAACTATTTACTCAATTCCAAGTCCAAAATAATCAAGATGAACTCGAGAATATAATCAACCTCGCATTTAAGTTTCTTGACCTTGAGACTGGCGTTCCAATGATTTTCCAGGGCGAACAGCAAAAGATGCCTGAAACCCTCGGAGCAACGAACATAATGGTTGATGCCTCAAATGTTGCTCTTCGCTCTCGAGTAAAGCTATTCGACGATCAAATCACTGATCCTCACCTGACCAAATACTACCACTGGAATATGCAGTACAATGAGAACGAAGAAATCAAAGGTGATTATGCTGTAGATGCTCAGGGTGTCTCCGCTCTTTATCAGCGCGAACAATACATTCAGACGCTAATGCAAATTATGCCATTCAAAAATGATCCTGATTTCAAACTCCGTGTCGATTGGGACAAAGCATTAACTGAGATGTTCTCGAGTCTTGGACTTAACATCTTGAAGTCCGAACCTGAGTACAAGAAAGCACTCAAGGAAGCTGAATCCGCAGAACCACCAGCGGACCCAAAGCTACAGGTTGAGCAACTTCGAGCAGCCTCTGCCAAGGAAGAAATTCAAGCTAAAGAACAGGCGGCTGAAGCTGATAGACAGGCTAAGGCTGTTGAGAATAAACTTGATCGAGAGCAGGCAATGCAGCTTGCTCTAATCCAACGTGATATCAAGATGATGGACTTTTCAACCAAGCAAAACATATCGCTGGAAAATGTCAAGGCAAAGATGTCCACCGAGACAATGAAACTTAAAACTCAGGTTGCATTGACCAGCTCGAATGGAACAGCGCCTCAGGTAACCACGCCAGCTGTTGAACCGGTTGGCCGTGCTAAAGACGGCAAAGCATTTGTGGAGTAATCAATGAGAAAGTTTTTCAAAACTATGTTTAGCTCACAGGAGTTTCCGACTAAGCCATCGGTTATAGTTGATTCTATTGCTGCTCCTGTTGCGCCTGCTGCTCCGATTGCTCCACAACCGCCTCAAACTACTTTTATCCCCATAGATGCCGTAACGCCTGACCAGTCTATACCAGGTAAATTCAATTACTTTTCGCCAACTTGGAAATATCTTCAAATCCATTTTAACGTTCGCCTGATCGAGCTTAACCGTAAAAACGCAAATGTTAGCTTATCGTTTGAAAAAACCCAAGTTGTTCGTGGCCAAATCAAGGAGATAAAACTTCTCCTTAACCATACTAACCAACTGGCAGGAATTGTTCCTCCCAAAAAACCGTCACTGGATGCTAATCCTTCCACTGATAAAGGACCATCTTATGAATGACTTTTTTGCCGATCCAAATGCCGAACCTGCAAGTATGACAGAAGAACAAGAGACTGATGCGCGAGCTCAGATTATGGCCGAGGTTTTTGAGGGAACTCCAGCGAAATTTGACGATGTCGTTGTTGATCCGGAAGTCGTTATTTCCGCTGATCCAAAGATTGCTCCGGAAACTATTGTTGATGATCCTGAACTTTCGCTTGAACCTCCGCCCGAACTTCAGCCTGTTTTATCTCCCGAAATGCAGACGCTTGTTGACTCTGTTAACAAACTTACCACCAGCTTAACTGGAATCGAAGATCGTGTAAAGCAAACTGAGCGCCGTGTTGGAGGCATATCGAATGAATTCTATGCCGC